CTCAGCTTCACTATCTGAGCCGCAACTGTTCACCATTCAATCCGACATAATGGCAAATTCCAAGCTACCTCTCGGTCCTCATGTCACCATTGACAAGAATGGCCGACAGCTCTTCTGGCTTGACCGCAAAAGGGTCAAAGAAGATGCTTACCTTGCCGCAGTGGATGCTTCAGCTTCCGAGCTGGAACACTCACTTACCGATTTAGTTGACTCAGCTGCCGAAACAACTGTTTCAGAGCCCGTCTTGCCCTTGTTCAAAGTCGATCTTCCTGACCCTGATGCACCGTCTGTAATGGAAGAGCTAGACGCACTTCTCCTGGAAGTACGTCGCCACTTCCAACCCAGCACAACCGACAAGGAGCGAGCATTGCTCGCACTCTGTCAAATTCAGGATTCGGGATACTATGCAGGCTATGCCGAAGCTCTTGCAGTAACTGGATCGCCAATGGCAGCTAATGCTCTCATTGGATCGCTCCAACGTAAGGGCCTCATTCGGTATGAGTCCAAGGAAGAGGCGAGATTCAGGCTTACTTCTGATCAGGGTCGGTACTTCATGCTCACAAGCCCCGAAGTACAAAAAGCCCGGATCATTGAGCCAACTATTGCCGGGATGCACATTGGGGATGCTCAGCTAAATGCCGAGCTAACCAACATCTGATCCGCCACAATGCTCCGCTCATGCGGGGCTTTTTTTTGGCTCAGCCCAAATGTCCGCAATGGACCTTCCCAAGCCTTGCCACCACTAGCTTCCCAAGCTCGGTCTTCTGTTTTTTCCTAAAAAACTGTCATCGTGGACTCCAGTCCATTGCACAATTTCAGCGGAAAAAGTACAATCTCGACAAATCTTGGGCACTTTTGCACCATGTCCGACTCTTCTGAGTCCATTAAGTCGATAAAATCCCTCAAACAAGACCCGAAAAACGCCAGAAAACGCACCGCACAGTCGAAACACCTCATTGAGGAGTCGCTAAAACGTTATGGTGCGGCTCGATCCATCGTCATTGATGAATCGGATCGGATCTTGGCTGGCAACGGCACGATTGATGCGGCAACGCGAAGCGGCATTGATAAAGTCCGGGTTATCGAAACCGATGGCGACGAAATTATCGCCGTTCGTCGGACTGGTTTGTCCGAAGAGGAAAAAGTCGGACTTGCTCTCGCAGACAACCGCACAAGTGATCTGTCCGAATGGGATGGGCAAATGCTTGCTCAGCTCGCCACAGAGCATGACATTGGCCCTTGGTTCTCCGAAGATGATGTTGCTGAGATCCTCGGCAAAGACAATGAATTTGACCCCGATGAACCTGAAGATCAGTCCGACAAAATTGACGACGTTTTTCAAATTATCGTAAACTGCACATCCGAAGAACAGCAAACAATTCTGCTAAACCGACTTCTTGAGGAGAACTACGAGTGCCGAGCGTTAAATTCGTAAATTCGTCCGAGATTCAAAGGACCGCCAGAGTTACCCAACTTGAGGGGCTTTTTGACATAACCCCCAACACAAAATCCATCGTTGCTTACGATCTGGAAATTCCGATCGAAACTTTCGACTGGAATGTTGGCGTTATCGTCGGCCCTTCAGGCTCTGGCAAAACAAGCATCGCCAAACAACTTTTTGGCGATCAGTTCGATCCTAAATTCGACTGGGATCCCTCAAAATCTATTGTCGATTCTTTCCCAACTTCAATGTCGATCAAGGAAATTACTTCCTTGCTATCGTCAGTCGGTTTTAGCTCCCCTCCAAACTGGCTAAGGCCCCATCATGTCCTAAGCAATGGCGAGCAGTTTCGTGTCAACATCGCTAGAGGTCTAGCTGAATCGCCTGATCTCTTAGTCGTTGATGAGTTCACTTCCGTAGTGGACCGTACTGTCGCACAAATTGGCTCTGCCGCTATCGCTAAATCGGTACGCCGACGTAAACAAAAATTTGTCGCAGTCGCCTGTCACTATGACATCCTCGACTGGCTTCAGCCAGATTGGGTGTTTGATCCTTCTACCTCCCGCTTTGCGCGGGACTGTCTTCAACGACCCCAAATCACTCTCCAAGTTCAACCCGTATCAGGCAAGGAATACTGGCCTCTCTTCAGTAAATTTCACTATCTAAATCGCCAAATTCATCCTGGCGCAAAATGCTTTGCCGCTTTCTACAACGGCAGACCAGTAGCCTTTACAGCCGTTCTTACCATGCCATGCCCACAAGGTACCCGCTGGAAAGAACATAGAACTGTTTGCCTACCTGATTTTCAAGGCGTTGGTATCGGCAATGCTATGTCGAATTTCATCGCCTCCTGCTTCCATGGAACTCGCGGTCGCTATTACTTATCAGTTACCGCTAATCCCGCAATGGTAGCTTATCGAGCTAAATCGCCTCTCTGGAATATGACCAGAAAGCCATCGAACAACTGCGCTCAAAGACAACGTCGTAACGTAAAAGCTAAAACTGAGGCTATGACACAATGGAGAAAGGCACTCGGTACTGATAGAATTACCGCCTCTTTCCGCTATTGTGGGCCTAGCAATCCTGATGCTGCTGCCGTTCTGGGGATTAAATAATGCCAAGACGGAAAGACGGTAAAGAAACAGCTGCCAGAGCTTCCGCTGCGGAAAAAGCCTACCGCTACAATCGTCTGTTTCAGGTCATTAGAAACGGTGGCACCACTCATGACTGTATTCGCTTTGCGGTAAATACTTGGGGGATCTCTGAGACCACAGCGCGTAAATACATTCCTGAAGTTCGGGCCCTTGTTCGTAAGGACTTTGAACTTGATCGCGCCCAGTTCGCAGCAGAGCTAATGCAGCAGGCGAGTTCAATTCAAATGGAAGCGAGACGAACTGGAAATTTGGCTGTTGCCCTTGGTGCTGTTAACGCACTAGCCAAGCTGGCTGCGATTTTGTGAGCATCCTTCAAGGCCGACCACAGGGCTGCATCCTTGACCCTCCATTACCCGCAAAAGACCCAGAATATGATTTTCGGGGTTTTCCAGATCAGCTATATGAAACGCTGACCGTTCCACAGCGCACGGTTTATGACGCACCTGAGCGATTTAAACTGCTTTGCTCAGGCCGCAGATTTGGAAAGACTTATCTCTGTATTACTCGTCTTATTAACTGGGCGATGGAAAAGCCCGGCAGTTTGTGCTGGTATGTCACGGCAAACTACCGAATGGCAAAACAAATTGCTTGGCGGCAGCTAAGAGCAATGGTGCCACCTGAAGTCTTTCTCGCCAAAAACGAAGCCGAACTAACTGTTGAACTAAAGAATGGAAGTATCTTGGCACTTAAAGGTGCCGATAATCCTGACTCTTTGCGTGGAATTTCGCTGTCGGCATTGGTTGTTGATGAGGCGGCTTATGTCAGACAAGAGGCGTGGGAAATGGTTTTGCGACCAGCGCTTTCGGATCAAGGCGGGCCAGCTTGGTTCATTACAACTCCATCTGGCCTGAACTGGTTTCACGACTTATGGGAACAGGCGAAGCTAGAAGAAGATTGGCAGACCTTTTCTTACACAACTGTCGAAGGCGGAAATGTGCCGCCAGCCGAAGTCGAAGCTGCACGTCGCACTCTTGATGAGCGAACTTTTAGGCAGGAATATCTCGCCAGCTTTGAAACACTATCTGGTCGCGTCTACCCTGACTTCAGCGATGACAACATCTCCGAAGATGTCAAAGACACAGGCGGAGAAATCTATTGGGGCACTGACTTTAACGTTGGTATCATGGCTGGCGTTTTGGCTTCTCGTGTCGGTGATACTGTGCATATCTGGGATGAACTCGCTGTAAAACAATCCAATACCGATGAAGTTTGCCAACTCCTCAAGGAACGATTCCCAAACAGGAAAATTATTGCTTATCCAGATCCAACAGGGAGCGCCCGCAAGACTTCTTCAGCGGGTCGCACCGATCACGACATTATCCGAAGATACGGATTCCAGTGCATTAGCCCCAAAGCACCCTGGGCGGTAAAAGACAAAATCAACGCAACTAACTGGATGATCCGAACTGCGGATGGGCACATGAAGCTCTTTATTCATCCGCGTTGCAAGCACACAATTAAAGCGTTAAAAAACGTAACTTACAAGCAGGGTGCCGATGATTATGTGATTGACAAGTCGGCGAATATCGAGCACTGGACTGATGGGCTCGGCTACCTCATACTTGGGGCTTTCAACATGATGTATGCCCGATCTGGCAAAGGCACCGGAGTCAGGATATACTAATTGGCGTCACGGAACTTTTTCTATGCTGACCGGATCAGAACTTATTGCCAAAGTCAAGGAACTGAAGGACGTATCCAAATCAGAGCTTGTGCGCGAGTGCGGCTATGTCAAAAATGGCAAATTGTGCTTTACCGCCTTTTATGAGGCGATTCTTGCTGCCAAGGGCTTGGAAATTGGCGCAGCTGCCAAGCCAGGTCGAACCTTGACCTACAAGACCAAGGTTCAATTCAACGGTAAATTGCAGATTGGCGAGGGCTACGTCAAGGAAATGGGCTTTAAGCCTGGCGATGAGTTCGAAATTAAAGTTGGTCGCAAATCTGTGACTCTGCAGTCAATCACCCAAGAGGCGAACAACTTGGTTGATTTTTTTGAGGAGCGGGAGTTGGCAGAAGCTGCTGCTTAAGAGCCGACTCAATAATGTAAGTGCCGAGACTGGACAGGGTTCTACCTTCCAGCTCGGCCCTTTTTTTTAGCATTTCTGCAATCGGTGCTGGCATTACAAGTTGAACCCGGACGCCTTGAGCCATAACCGAAAGTGGTATGATTGATAGGCAGATTGTACTCGATCTGCCTACCAACTCGACTCTCATGACTCATTCGACTCCGATCACTGCTCAAGCCGACTTCAAGTTTGACAAAGCCGTCATTCTTGGCAAAGGCGCCCCAAACTACCCATGGGCCAAATGCCTGCTATCTGATGGCGAACAGGCATTTGTTTACCCTGATGACGAAGAAACGGTAAATCCTAAAACTTTGCCTGTTGGCTCGACTCTATTCATTACGCCTCCGCGTCTTTGCCGAAAGCCAGGAACAACAAAGTGGACTGTAAATGCTTTGCATTTTGATCTGCAGTCAGAAGATATTCAGGCTTTTGTCGCCAAAGTGCAGCCCGAGCAACCTGTAAAAACTGAGCAATGTGAATTGCCAGTTAAGTCGCCTATTGACATTGAAGATTGCCCAACGAAAAAAGTCTCTATTTCAATGCAACATAGCTATGCACGACAAATGTTTGTTGATCGGGTCGTCCATCATTTCGGCTTGACTGGACCAAAAAGACGAGCTGAGGCTTTAGGCATTATTGTCGATTTATACATGGCGACAAATCAGCTCGAAGATGTCGAACGACTAAACTGAGCTGAAGCCTGTGCTATAAAGCGGTGTATTCTGGTTTCCAGCATTACGATCGACAACTGACCAGCCGCGTAGCGCAGGTCAACGATCCAAACGCCGCTTGGCACAATCAAGAACCACACTGGGTTCTGGTGGAAGATCTGATTGGCGGCACCTTCGAAATGAGGCGCCGCCATCGCCGTTATCTTCCACAGGAACCACGCGAGTTAGATGAAAGCTATGACAACAGGCTTGCTCGGTCTGTATTGGCGCCTTATTACGTTCGGCTAGAGCGGATGCTGGCTGGCATGTTAACGCGTAAGCCGATAAGACTTAATGATGTATCAGATGCAGTTCGGGAACAGCTGTTTGACGTAGATCTGCTCGGCAACGATCTGAATGTTTGGACCTATGAAACCACGCGAAAAATGGTGCGTTATGGGCATGTTGGCGTGCTTGTGGATGCACCTGCTGCTGGTGAGAACGGAAGACCGTATTGGTGCTGTTATACGCCGCGTGACATCTTAGGCTGGCGCACCGAATTAAAAGAAGGTCAGCAACAACTTAGCCAACTCAGGCTGATGGAGCGTGTTGTTGTGCCAGACGGATTGTATGGCGAAAAAGAAGTTGAGCAAATTCGAGTTTTGACGCCAGGCGCTTTTGAGATTCATCGCCGGGATGAAAAAGCTGGCGACTTTCAAATTCATGACAGTGGTACTACTACACTAGATGCGATTCCATTCAGCGTTGCTTATGCCAACCGCGTTAATTTTATGGAATCACGTCCGCCAATGGAAGACATTGCGGAACTAAACCTGAAGGCGTATCAAATCCAGTCGGATCTAGATAATCAGCTTCATATCAGTGCTGTCCCAATGCTGGCGTTTTATGGTTTCCCGGCTAGTGCAGAAGAGGTGTCTGCAGGCCCAGGTGAGGCTATCGCTTTCCCGTCAGACGGCAGAGCTGAATATATTGAACCTAGCGGTAACAGCTTTGATGCTCAATTTAAGCGTTTAGAACAAATCTCCTACCAGATCAATGAGCTTGGCTTGTCTGCCGTTCTTGGTCAAAAGCTGTCTGCTGAAACTGCCGAAGCTAAGCGTATTGATCGCAGCCAAGGCGATAGCACCATGATGGTTATTGCCCAAAACATGCAAGATCTGATCGACAATTGTTTGGTTTATCACGCGAGTTATCTCAACATCCCTGAGGCTGGCAGCTGTTACGTTAATCGTGACTTCCTTGGTTCGCGTTTGGAGCCTGCAGAAATTCAGTCGCTGCTTCAACTTTATACAGCAGGCACGATCACACAAAAAACTCTGCTCGATCAGTTGAGTGAAGGTGAGGTCTTGGGTGATGAGTTTGATGTAGAGGAAGAATTGGAGGCGACACAAAATGGCGGACTAATTGAAATGGCACAACCTGAGCCGCGAGCAACGCAACAAATACCTGAGGAAACAGTCGAATTGGATACAGGTGATGAAATTCCGGCATGATGGGCTCATGCTGACATGTCTAGCGATGGGCGCTTTTAAAAAACCACGCAAGCAGCAACTTTCCTGCGTTCAGGGCCAATTGCCGCCATCACTGTTCGCCATTGTCAGACTGTCATGGTTCAAGCAAGGCAAAGTGTATGCCGTAGAAGAGATGAACATTCAAGGCGATGATAGGGAAACCGGCGAAGCACTATTGATGTTATTCAAAGAAGCACTAAAACAAGGTGCCGATGTCTGCTCAATTACGGCTTGCAACCCTGCCGACATTGGGATAGATCCGTGACAACACCAGCCAGCCTTTATCGCAATGCAATTGATCTAAATCGCTATAGCAATAGCGTCGCCAGAGATATTGTGATTTCATACAATGACATAATTATTTATGCTGTTAATCAACTCCGAACTATTGATGAACTAGCTGCTCCAGTTAAGGCTGCAAGGTTGCGGGCTATTTTGGCACAGCTAAAAGAATCTTTAGACAACTGGTCGGCATCAAGTGTTGAGACGATTGCCGATGAGTTGCAAGGGCTGGCATTGTTGCAGTCTGAATTTGTTGAAGATCAATTACGACGCGCTTTGCCTGTTGGTGCCCGCAATGCGGTAAATACTGTTGAAATTAGTCCACAGTTCGCAAGATCAGTTGCCACAACAGATCCGACTCAAATCAATGTGGTGACTTTAAGCGATGATTTGTTTGCCGCTGTTAATGGCGCCCCACAAACTTACAGCCTTACTGCGGCAAAAGGAGTGCAAATAACTTTGCCGAATGGGGAAATCATTGAAAAAGCATTTCGAGGTATATCTGTGGATCAAGCTGAGCGTTTTGCACAAGTGGTGCGAAACGGGCTTTTAACAGGTGATCCGACTTCTGTTATCGCAAAACAGTTAATTGGCAATTTGCAGCTTGGTTCTGCGGGCAGTGTTAAGGAATTAGCGAAAAAGGGCGGACAGCTTACTCAAGCAGCCGATCATCAGGTTATGACGTTAGTTCGCACAAGTGTTAATCAGGTCGCCAATGCTGCCAGCCAACAAGTTTATGAGGCGAATCAGGACATTACTAAAAAATACAGGTATGTGGCGACATTGGATGCCAGGACCAGCAGCATTTGCCGTGCATTGGATGGTAGAGAATTTGAATATGGCAAAGGTCCAACTCCTCCGCAGCATTTCAATTGCAGGTCAACAACAGTTCCGGTAATTGACTATGAGGAATTGGGCTTTACTCCTCCGCCACCAGCAAAGCGTGCCAGCATGGATGGACCAGTGCCAATTGATCAAAGCTATGGCGACTGGCTAAGTAAACAAGATGCTGCCACAAAAGCTGAAGTACTGGGCAAGCAAAAAGTCGCCTAT